ATAAATTTCTTTTCCATTTAAATTATTTATTTTCAAGAGCTTAATATTCCTTCTTTATTTATAATAATAAATAATAATGTGGCCAATATAAGCATCAATTCACTTAAAAAAACAGATAAAACAGAGCAAGGCTTTACTTATTCAGATTTAAAACTGGATTTACAGTTCAATTACACTGTTAACAATGAATTATTAAAGAATAAAGAAATTAAAGATTCAATCAATAGTTTTGATTATGATGCTATTAAAAACAGCATAGTTAATATCTTTACCACCATTCCTGGTCAAAAGCTACTAAACCCATATTTTGGGTTAAATTTAGCAAAATATCTATTTGAACCTGTGAATGAAGAAACTGCGGCAGTTATTGCTAATGACATAATTTTCGGTCTGAATACATATGAACCCAGAATTATCATAAGAAATTTGGACGTATTGTATAGTGAAGAAAATCAAACATATACCATTGGTTTGACCTTTACAGTTCCTCAAATAAAAAATAAAGAATTAAAATTGGTAGGAACGTTGAGCAACTCAGGTTTCTTTTTAAATAATTAAACATGGCCTCTGACAATACATTTAATAATTTTGATTTAAACGTTGATAGCTATGCTGCGTTTGATGCACTTTCATTAAAACAGCTCATAATTTCAAGATTAAACAGCAACACAATTTTTACAGATCAAAATTTTGAAGGCAGCAATATTTCTTCTGTTATTGATATTATTGCATATGCATACAATGTATTGTTGTTTTATTTGAACCAAACTGCTGCAGAATCAACTTTTACTTCTGCTCAAGTTTATGAAAACATAAACAAAATTGTAAAACTTATTGGCTACAAACCCATAGGTATTCAAACTGCCATACTCCCATTTCAAGCTACAGCCAACTATCAACTACTACCAGAAACTTATACCATTCAAAGGTATTCATACTTTACTGTTAATGGCATAGTTTTTAGTTTCAACAGCGACTCTACATTTACAAAAACAATTACTGGCACAGAATTTTTATCAGATTTTAGTGAACAAAATTTACTTTATCAAGGTTCATATACTGAGTATCCTACCTATGTTGCTACTGGAGAACCTTTTGAAGTTCTTACTATGACAGTTGTTGATAATCAAGGAAATAATATTTTAATTGATCATTTTAATATTGATGTTTATGTTAGAGACAACACTCTATCAAACCCAGTTTGGACAAAATGGGAACCCACACAGTCTTTATTTCTTGAAAGAAGCAATTCATTTAAATATGAAATAAGATTAAATGAAGACGGTAGATATGAAATAAAATTTGGTAACAATATAAATGGCAAGCAACTTAACTTTAATGATGAAGTTGCTGTTTACTATATTAAATCTAATGGTGTCCAAGGGCAAGTGGGCCCCAATGTGCTCAATGGCAATTCCCTATTTTCATATAATACGCCAAGATTTCAGCAAATTAAAGCTAATACCACATCACCTAATTTAAAAATTCTTTCACAAACCGAACTTTCTTATCTTTCTTTTAGCAATACTGACCCATCAACCAATTATGTTGAGTCTGAATCTGTAGCAAGCATTAAAAATAATGCCATAAATACATTCAAAAGCCAGTACAGGCTCATAACATCTGAAGATTTTACTACCTATTTGCTTAAAAATTATGGAAATATTTTAGCTTCAGCAAAAGTTGTTAACAATTGGGATTACATAAGCCAGCATGTAAAATATTATTTTGATTTAGGAATAGAAAAACCAAATTTAGAATCAAGAGTTTTATTTAATCAAGTCAAGTTTGCAGATGCATGCAATTTTAATAACATATATGTTTATGCTGTTCCTAAGTTGGAAAAATTAACTTCCCTTACCACAAGAGCCAATTATCTTAATGCTGCACAAAAGAATTTGATTATAAATGATTTAAACACAACTAAATTAGCTACAGCAGAAGTAGTAATTAATGATCCTGTGTACATGCAAGTGGATGTAGGTGTTAAAATTCCTGATGAGGTATTAACTCCTGATATTTCTAAAAACAGTTATATTCAAATTACAAGGAATATTACTGCTAAAAGAAATCCTGAAGCAATTAAAAAACAAGTTTCACAAATTTTTCAAAATTATTTCTCAACTACAAAAGATAATTTAGGCCTTCTTCTTTCTCTAACAGATCTATCCAATCAAATTAGTAAAATTGAAGGTGTAACTGATATTAAAACTATAAGAGTAGAAAACGGTAATACATATGAAACCCCAGGAATTAGCCTGGTAATCTACAATCCTGTCTACCCTTACACAGATATAAATGTAATATCTCAAGACACACAATTGCCTTTCTTTAAATTTCCGTTCTTAAATAATTCTTTAGATTTTATTAACAAAGTAGTAGTTGTTACACCCTCTATTCAGCTACTTCAGAGAGAGTTCTAATGGCATCAATAAATTACAGTTACCTGTATTTTGATATCAAGAACTATGCAGGTATAAATTCATTATCTTCTTATACTTTAGAAAATACTCCTCTTTATTTTTATCCTGATTTTACAACATCACCTTTATTATCAAGCAATGTAGTTATCTCTAACAAAAAAATACAATGGAATTTTGGTGATGGAACATTTTCAAATGAAGTTACAGCTTCCCATGTATATACATGGCCTGGAACATATGAAGTAAAATTGACTATCTTTGATTCAAATGGAACTGCTTATGACAGCAGTTACAAACCAACTGTAACCATAAGAGATTTTATTGCTGATGATTTTATTTTTGAAAATTATGGAAAATTTATTTATGATGTACCAGCAAGCAAAATAATTGATCCATTAAAAATAATAAGACGCAACAGTTGGCAAACGTATAATGCTCTTTCTGCAGAAGGATATACAGTAAATCTTTATGCATCAGGTGCAGGTGGAAGCTTTATTGATATCAATTCATTTTATAATGACAAGTGGAGTCATTTGAGATCATTGTCTAGATTTTATGAAAAACAAAAAATAGGTAATAATGAAGAATATGTTATTGTAACATCTCTTTCCACCAAAGATACAGAATTATATGCAAGAATTAATAGCAATCAATTGGAAGTGTGTGGTCCTAATGATTCAGGAGCAGTTTTTGTTGGAACTTCTGGATATGCTGAATTTTATTATGTAGATGATAAAACTAAAAATTATACCACCAGAGAAAATCCTATTTTTATTTTTGCAACGCTAGATAATTCAAAATTTAATGATTATTTTTCTCAACAGAGAAAACTATTTAACTATATACCATTTCCACCTTATGGATTTCAGAGCATAGCTCCAGCTGTTCAGCCTATTATTAAAGTTAGACACAACCCTGCAAGTAAACTAAGCATTACAAGCAATGGTATTGATGGTGAGGGAGCTTTATCTGCTACAAATTTCAATATACCGCCCATTAGTTGGCAAAACACACAAATACCTTTTGTTGTAAAATTAAAAGACAATGAAAATTTTACTACCAGAACATACCCTCCTTTGTATTGCACAACAGCAGATTCGGTTGCGTTATCTTCAGTTTCAGCTTTTAATTTAACCATTGATTTGGCTACTCTTAGTGCAGGCAATTACATAAGAGTACCTGGTATTGACTTTGTATCCAATTTTAACACAGACATACCCAGAAGTATAGGAGCATTTTATAAAGGTTATTTTACACCACAAAATAGTTTGCTCAATTGTATTTTAACTGCTGGAATGACCATAGTAGACCCAGTCAATTTTCCTAAAGATAGTTTAGTTGGGTGGGTATGTGAGCCAGAATATAAAAGTATTAAAAGATTATTTAAAACAAGTTTTTATAACAGTTGTTATGGCTCTGTAAATGTAAATCTCTCTGCTTATGTTCAAGATTATTCAACACCAAATAGTTCTGAATCTTATTGTGTGGCAGTAGCACCTTCTGGTGCAGGTTTTGGAAATGATTATTTGGCATGGATTGGTGATGGATTTGCAGAAAAAATTTATAAAATTGATATTTTTGGCAATATACTTTCAGCATTTTCATTATCTTCATACCCCCTGTCTTCACCAAGTGGGATAGTAAACGTAAACTTATTGTCACAGGTTTTATCGAGTGCTGCACCCAACAGCATAGCATTAGATGGAAATAGTGATGTATGGGTTTCATTATTTGACACAGTTTCTTGCATAAAAATTGATTATAATTCTGGTGCCATAAAATCTGTAGCATACCCCAATCTACAAAACATTGTCTATTATCTGAGCTCCACATATAATATTCCTGAATTATCAGGTTTTGCAGGTGAAAATATTTTATTACCTGCTTCCTTGGATACTGATAAGAATAATAATTTATGGGTTGCTTATACACACCCTGTTTCAAATTTCTTATTCAAATATAATACATACGGTACGATTTTAACAGCAGTTCCTTTTCCTTCATTAATATCACCAGTTGAAATAATTGTTGATAGAAATGATTATGTTTGGTTTACAGCACTCAATAATACCTACAACCCTCCTAATATTTTAAATAGAAATGATTATGTTTATAAAATAGATTCAACTGGTGCTTTGGTTTCAGGCTATCCATTGAGCGGGTTTAAACTTGTTGGCAATATAACTGTGGATGGGACTCAAAGTGCCTATGTTTCCCATGCTTTAGAAACAGTTACACGAATAGATGGCAATACAGCTGCATTACTAAATTATGTAGCAGGTGCAGGAAACAACAATACAGATTATATTTGTAGTATTGGAGGCATTGCTGCAGATACAGGAAATTATATTTGGACCATAAACAATTTTGATAATAAGCTTTACTACCTGGATGCTTATAGTGTATCTATTACATCAGTAAATGGTATAGACAATGTGGATCTTGTGTTTCCTCCAGACAATGATCCTCTTTATCCTGTAAGTGCATTTGCTGAGAAAATTTTTCAATCTTACGGTGATTGGAATGGTTCCAGATGGATTAACAAATACATGGTGCCAGTTACAGTTACCAGATATATTTCAGGAAACTCAACACCTTTCAACATATATTCAGATGAAGGCATTTATAATATAACAAAAGTAAATGAAGATTTTAATGCCAAGGGTTTCTATGATGAAACAAGATATCAAGAATTTTTAATTGACAAGACAATATTTTTTGATGAATTTCTAGGCACCATAGTGGGCGATTTGAGCTCACAACCTTATGAATTAGGAAAAACAATTTATGAAAAAATAGCTAATTTTACTAATAATGTTGCAAATGTAGATAAATGCAATTTAAAGCAGCTACTTTCTTTCTGTGATGAACTAAGCGTTCAATTTGAACAATACAATTACCCCTTTCCACCACAATTGAGAAGATTAGTAGATATTTTGTCCATAAAACACAAGTTGTTGTTTGGAGATCAAAACAAATACAATTTAAATTTTATTAAAAATGGAAGCATAAATTCAAACATAGGCATTAATTTAGGCAATCAAATATCACCTGTATCTGGCACAATTTATTCTGGTGTTCCAATTGTAGCTTATGAAGTATTCTCAGGTCTATATACTCTAGTTAATTTCTCCATAATACCAAATACCTCCG